GCAAGTTATCTGACTTATCTCCAGCAATGGCACGACAAAGGGCAAAATTATTGGGATGAATACCGTGTTCGTCCATGAGACTTTCGAAATCCACCAACTTCTTTTGGATTGGTCTCCAGAGGGTGCAATCTTCTCCAACGAGTTGAAAGAAGTCTCTGTCGCTTGACACAATGTACTTATGATAGTCTCGATATTTATCGTGCTTAACAGCATAAGCGATAATATCATCGGCTTCCACATAGTCCACAACTGCTTGTATAATTGGCGTTTCATTTAAGTACTCCACGAGTTTAATATATTGTTCTGCTTTATTAATCTTCTGTTCTTCTTCGTTTAACTCGACCATTCTTCTGTTAAATCTTACAGGTTTGCGACCGTCCTTGTATCCTTTGTTCATTTGTTTGCGTTTAGAGGAGCCAGAATGGCCATCCCACGCAATTATTATTTCGTCAGGGGTAAACATACCACAGACCTTTTGAAGGCTCTTTAGAAAGCCAATACAGCCGCCTAATGGATGTCCATTTGGTGCTAGTGTTGGGTTCACAACATAGTTTCTTAAGAACATGTTGAGACCGTCAATTATTAGTAGTTTCTTATTTTCCATTTGGTCTCCAGTGTATAGCGATTGAGCCTACGATTGGTAGTCCTATGAAAACGATTGCAAATGCAATCCATAAATTTGTAAAGTCCATTCGTCCTCCTATTTCATTAAAAATTGAACTGAAATCAGAGTAAGACAAAGCAAGAAAGAGATAGCATTTTTAAGTGTAAAAACTTCTTCTCCAAGATAGTACCAAGTCAATGGAATGAAAACCAAATAACCAATTCCAAATGTGATAAATCTTATTGACCATAGTTCCATATGTTCATAAAGATAAATTGTTGCTGTGGAGAATAGCAAAGAAACGATTGGTCCAAAGACCAAAGCGATCCACACATAGTTGGATTTAAAAGGTTCTCCAAGAATTCCAGAGTTTGATTGAAACCATGCTAGGACTTGAGCGATTGCAAAAAGTATAACACCAAATAAAATTCTCATTGTTTGTTCCTCCGATGTTTATAATATAACACATTAAATAAATTTGTCAAGTAAATAAATAAAAAAACCCCCAAGCTAATGCAAGGGGGCTACCATCAACAACAGGAGCATTATGTTAATCGTCTATGTCGTCTGGAACAATGTTTGAACCAGATGACTCAAATTTATGTATTAATTCGTCATCCATTATTTCTATTATCATTTTCTTAAATGTTTTATCTTGTAATTTCTCTTTCCATTCAGCTGATCTGAATTTGTGTTCTTTTCCACCGTGGTTCAAGACACACCAACCACCAGCATTTTTGTAACAAGAGGACTTCTTTATAACCTCGAGCCATGATTCTTCATCCATAACTCCAACATGGTCACCCCATCTAATTTGAAAAGTTGCAATCCGACCTTGAGTTCCAAAGCGAGACTTTTCTATCTTTGCTTTTACTTCAGAACCAACTCGTCTTCCTGTATCGTCATTGACATAAGATGCTTTTGCTCTACGGCTTGTAAGCCAAATGCGAAGTGAACAGAAGTATTCAATTGCCATTCCACCGGGAGCCTTGAAAGGTCTAGTTAAAGCTTCAGCCATATTGGATGTAATATTTGTTTTCAATTGATTGATTAATAGAAGTGTGTGTTGTCCATTTGCTAATGGAATTGTTAGCTTCGGAAATGCTTTTGAAAATATTCTTGGCTTAACTGCCATTGATGACTGAGGGTCGAAATTTCCTTCTAAGTCTTTCTCTGCGGATGTTGCAGCAATTGAATCCCAAATAAAAAGAATCTTTTGTTGATCTCCAAATTGAATTATCATATCTTCAATTGATTTTAAAACTTTTTCAACTGAGATAGCTTGTATGTATAGAAAGTTCTCTTTCATGTCAATACCAGCATCTGTGAGAAATGCCGGATCAATTGCTGATTCTGCATCATAATAAACCACAAATTTTCCTTGTTTTTGTGCTTCCACAGCAATTTGCACGGCAAGATAAGACTTGCCAACACCTGATTGGCCAGCTATTTCTGTTATTTTACCAACAGGTATTCCTGCCATCTTTCCTTTGCAAATGATTGAATCAAGCCATCTAGATCCTATTGGAATCCAATCTTTAACTTCAGTTGGATTATCTTCTCTTAAGTCATATGCTGCTTCGACACCCATCGATTTGTTCATTGATTTTTTTAAATCTGCTATATTAATTTTTCCTGCTTTCTTTTGTGTTGCCATTTGTATTACTTTTCCCATTGTTTCTCCTTGTTGATAATAAAATGGGAGTCATTTCTCAACGCAGGAGACTCCCTAACCCTGCTTATCCATTGTTTTTTCGGAGGTACTATGGATTATTCTTCTGTTCCTTCTTCAACAGGAGTTTCTTCAGAACTTTCTTCTGTTTCTTCCTCTGCTGGAATTTCCTCGGAGCTTTCTTCTGTTTGCTCTTCGGTAACTTCTTCTTGTGTTTCTTCCACTTCAGCTTCTTTCGATGTGTCTGTTTCTTCTTCAGATCCACAAGCAATAAGTGCTAATAATAATAAATTAATCATTTTGTCTCCTTTATTTGATTAAAGTGCCCTCATAACGGAGAGGGCAACCGTGTTCTCTTATGCCCCCAACTTATCGAAAGCAGCATCAACAGCATCTTGCTCACCATACTTATGGGTCTCGGAGGTTGAACCTTCAGAGCCGTCAGCAGAAAGAGCTTCGTTCAAGAGAGCTTGAACATCAGCCGTTGATTTTCTATCAAACTGTGAGGCGATGTCTGGGATAGATTCCAAGAGAGCTTCACAGTCAGCAACATCATCATCGCAGAGAACAGATGGACGACGACGAGGTTTAAGAGTGGTTTTAGGAAAAGAACCAGGAGTTCCGGGGACATCATAGTTAAGAACGATATCAGTTCCAGACTCGGTATCAGTAATATCACCATAATCAGGATCTAATACATACCCCAAAAGCGTTTCGTAAGCCTGCTTACCGTAAGCCCAGATTTTAACGCCTTCTGATTCTCGGCCTCTAACCAAGATTGGAGAGTAATAACGTTTTCTGACAAATAATTTCTTAGCTTCTCGCTTAGCAATGTCATCATTGTTTTCAACTCCTTCTTTCCAAAGCTTAGATGCGAAATCACAGATTGGACACTCTTCATTAAAGTTCTTCTTTGGACACATAATCCCAGGATTTTTACCAACATTATAATGAAAGTGATATTCCTTGAACGGGTCTCCATCTTTTGTAGGAAGAATTCTAATTGTTTGGTCACCTTGTTCAGGTTTCCATTTGGTATCTTGGGTTTTACCTTTGTTACCATTTTTTGATGCGTCCAATTTAGCTCGCATTGCTTCTAGATCTAATGCCATAATTTTACTCCTATGTTGTTATTATTGACTTTACTGTCTAAGGCAGAGATACATTGTATCTCAACCAAATAATGGTTTCCATTTTCAGTCCTTGAAATAGGAAGAGAAAGAGGGCCAAGTTTTTTAGAAATGTTGGTGATCTTGGCAAACAACTCGGAGGAAGGTAATTCCTATTTATTATTTTTAAAAAAGTTTGTTGATTTGGTTTACTATCCTTGGATGGTAACTTCTTGTCTTGAGAATGTTGGTGATTCTACAATTCGATTGTGATTGAAAACTCTCCAAGCATTTTGGTCAAGATCAAATACAACTTCGTGCTTTGTATCTAAGTAACGTGGCTTTTGTCCGGAACCTTGTAGGCTTGATGGAACAGCCGCTTGCTTTAAGTAACGCATTGTTCGTGTAGAACCATCTTTCTTTGTGAAGCTTCCGGTGTAAACGTTAGCGTTGAATGTGAATGTATTGTTAGACATATTTCCTCCTTTTTGTAATTAAATGTCTTATAGTTTTGAGAAATTTTAATTTCGGTTGAGATCTCAATCAACCATCGTGTTATTAATATAACTTGTTCTTAACATTTTGTCAAGTAATTTTTTTTATTTTTTTTTATTTCGGCGATGTGAGAGCAAACTTAATGAAGTTTTTTTTGTTGTTTGTTGTGTTTATATTATAACATGTTTTGTTTAAGTTGTCAAGTTATTTTTTTCTATTTTTTTTTCTTGACATTTTTTGCTGTTTTGCTTTCTTTTTTCTTTTTGAAATTAAAGAAACGCTATCACCATTATCGACAATAGATGTTTCTGTTTCAGAGTCATGAGAATAGCTTCTTTGAAAGAGATCATAAAAGTTAGGATCTATTTCTATTTCTCGATACTTAATGTCTCCATTTTCATCAAAAAAGATTTGTTCTGCTTTATTAATAAAGGCATCAATTTCTTTTGGTGACATGTTTTGTTCTGATAACAATTGTCTTAATTGCTTAGTTGCTTCAATGCAGTGTTGTTTCATCTTACCTCCGTTTGTTGATGATGTTTATATTATAACATGAATTTAATCATTTGTCAAGTATTTTTTTTAACTTTTTTTATTTTCTGATACTATCCAAGTATTCAGGGTTATTTAAACAGATATTAATATCTGAATCTTTGAAAAAGGAAATTTTATTTTTTTGTCTTCCTTTGTTGTGATTAGACATAATATCATTCCATTTTTGACAAAACCTTCCGGCTCCGATAGATCCATACTTATTAGAAGAATCAAATTTGAGCTCTTTAATCCATTTAGTGTGATCTTTTAAAGACTCATTTTCTTTAATTAATTTTTTAAAAAACTTATCTAAAACTTCCTCTTTTAAATTTTCTTTTGGAGAGATGTCAAAAAATGTAGAAAGCCCTTCTAATAGCCCTCCTTGTATTTCGTCTATGTGTGGAAAGTTATCTCTCAAATAATTTATTGCTAGTATTACCGAATCTTCTTTGCAACTTCTCTTGCATCTTTTTGTAATCCCTATCGGTACCACAGGCCCTACAATATGTGTTTCTTGGCTGGCCAGTCTGACTCCTGCTTTTTTTGCAAAGTCAAAAAGTTCTTTTTCTGGTTTCTTTCCAAGTAACAAATTGTGACGATATTTATCATAATCTGATAGTTTAGTATTATTATCATCTTGGTGATAATAAAGAGATCTTATCTCATCTACAGATGAGGCTTCATAAATTAAAGCTGGGACTTTATAAATTCCTAACAAAAAAGCACAGTGAGCTCTCATTCCACCATCAGTTAGGATGAAATTTTCTTTTCCATTTTCTATTACTTTGTGTATTTTAATTGGATCAAACTGCCTTGAATCGAAATTTCGTAAAATGTTTTTTGCTGATCTTCTTCTAAGTTTATCGGTCAAGCAATTTCTTTGTCCACTGTCTTCTCTTATTTCAAGTTTTCTGATATCAAACATATTTGGTTGATATCCGTTTAAATAAATTTGACTAAAATCTTTATTATTTATATTACGATTTTTTAACTCCTCTTCAACAATATTTTTATTTCTTTCGACATTTTCTTCTATCTTGTATCTTATCAGGTCGTTTTTTGTTAGCTCTTTGTATTCCTTACTAACATCAGATTGGTATTTATTAGTACTCATTTTTCCTCCGTTTGTTGTATGTAGTGAGTAAACTTTATGGAATAGAAGAATGAATGTTCAGATCCATTTTCCCATATTCCAAAAGTAGTGTTTTGTTTATTTTCTAAAAAAGTTCTAATCTTTTTCAAAAGGTGTTGATCTTTTTCTTTTGCATCAGAACTAATACTATAATTATAACATGATTCTGTTACATTGTCAAGTAAAAAATACAAATTTTCTTCATTTTTTTCTATTTCTCCGATTGACACGGTTCTGATTCTTGATATTTCTTTTGGCTCATGTAGATTTCCCATTAAAGGTTCTGTATTTTTAAACCAATTGTAATTTGCAAGAAAATTTGCAATTGCAGAATTTGCATTATCATAATAAGATCCAAGTGCTCCTTCTCCAACGATATTTGAAATTAATCTGTTATCCATTAACCAAATAGAATGAATCATTCCAGATCTTGCATATTCTTGAAGAACATTAAACACAACTTTATGTTGTAATTTTTGTGTTTTTGATAGAAAGAAAGGATCAGGAACAATATACATTACTTTGACCTCGCGATCTTTTATTTGTTCTAAAATTGCTAGGGTTGCACCAGATACTTTTGATGCTCCACAGAGGATAAACCAAATGTCTTGTTCTTTTCCAAGCTTAAGAGTTTTTCCTAGTTTAGGGACGCTAGATTCGTATTCTTCGTGCGTTTGGCACTTGGGTAACCCTTTGCCCTCGTCTAACTCTATCGTCTTGTATTTGCCCAAATTTGAAAGCTTACGGCATATGTTTATGCCTGCATTACCAAGTCCAATTGTTATCATTTTTCCTCCGAGTTATATAGTGTCCAACCTTCGTTTCTAAATTTGAACATAGTCTCAAGTTCTTTAAGTTTTATCAACAAAACATCATCTTTGGCTACTTCTTGATAAATTTGATGATCAAATGCATCTTCTCCAAGTCTATTGAAGTCTTCTTGTAATTGTTTATTTGGATGCCTCTTTCCTCTAAGATCTGTAAAATGTTGTGTTTTTCTTTGTTCAATCATAATGGATTGTCCTACATAAATCTTGTTTTCTTTTTCATTTTTGATTATGTAAATTCCACCGGTCATGTTTTGTAGTCTTTGTTTCATTGTATCATAATCTTTTTCGTATCGTTCTTCTCTTTTTATTTTTCGACAAGCTTTGCAGATTCCATAAAGACCGTCTTTTGATGTTTTATCTATTGTAAAAAATTCTGGTTCTTTTGTTGTCTTACATGTGGGGCATTTCTTTGGATTGAAAGTATTTCTATTTTCATTATTTTTTTTATTTCTTTCGGCAAATTCTTTTGATTTTTGTCTTGCATATTCTTTTTTGTTTTTTATCATTTTAATTCTCCAAGGTTTCTTCCAACATTTACATTTACTTTAAATTTACCAAGTTTTGTGTTTTCAAAGATTTCAACAATTTCTTTTATTCTTTGTTTCTCGGAAAGTGGAACATCTAAGATAATTGAATCGTGAACAAGAAACGCTACGTTGGTTTTGAGTCCTTTACAGTATTTTTGTATCGCGGATGCTCTGTCAAGAAAATTATCTGAGGAGGTCGACTGGATAAGGTAGTTAAGTGCGTGGAAATCATCTGAAGATATTGTTCTTCCAAACGGAGTAGATACAACTCCCTCCGCATAGTGTCTCTCCAATACCTTTCTCTTGTCATAGTAATCAGTTTCAATTGCTTTAGAGCTAGGGTTGTAGAGCCACGCAAAAATCTGTTTTTTCGCATCGTCTCGAGAAATATTATTATTAAAAATGTTAGTTTGATTGAAATCATGAATGTCCTCCGATGGTTGGTTATGTCCCGAAAGGGATAAAAGTGTTCTTAATTCTGCTCCGTTGAAATCAAGCTCCACAAATACATCCCATTTAGGGACGACAATGTCTTTTATCGTGTTTTTAAGGTTAAGGATAGGAAAAGACCCCTCTTGAAGTCCTAAACGGCCTGTAACGGTTCCCCAAGGGTTGTAAGCTACCTTTAGAGGTTTATCCCAGAAGCTGTTAGCGAGATACATTGCTTTTTGATCTCTTTCAGCATGCCATTTCCATCTTTCCTTGTTCACTCTGATTGGTTGTTGGCTTATTTCCTTGCACATTTGGTTAATGTTGTGCATCAAACGGTAGTTTTTGGGTTTTGGATGGTTTTGGACCACCCATTCTGTTATCTCGTTAAGCAAATTGTAATAATGCTGAATATCTTTAGGTGGGATAAGGTCATAAAAACAGATGTGATCCAAATTTACCTTAGATTTGATGAAAGATTTGAGATGAGCTTTGATCTTTCGTTCTCTTGCTTCCAATCTTTCTTTCAAATGTTCAGGACAAGCATCGTTTATTGTTTGTCCCTCCATAATTATCTTAGCTAGGGTAACATCACGGTCACCAATTAATTCTGACCAGTCCCAAGTTGCTGTTAGGGTCTCGGGCAACTCTCTTACTCTTAATTTGCCATCAGCGAAATAGCCTCGGCATTCTTTTTTATCATCAATTACTTGAAATATCATTAGTCCTCCGGTTGTTGATTACGCTTTCTCAAGAAATCGTTGATACCTCCTGGTTTATAAACATAAGAAAAGCGATATTGTTCATTAATATAACTTAAAGCTTGATCTTTGTCAAGTTTTTTTGCAAAAAAAGTTAATTTTTTTTCTATTACATCGAACTCTGCTTTATTAAACATCATGTTTTCTTCGATATTTCTTATCTGATTGTAAAACTTTAACCAATATAAATCAGAATAATCATTTTCATTTAATTGTAATTTTAAAATATTATTTTGTTTTGTTACATTACCATTGTAATATAATTCTTTATTGTAAGGAAATAAATTTATATATATATTATAATATTTATATAATATAATTTTTATATTATTTATATCATTTATATAAGTTGTGTTAAAAGAAGCTGTATATATTTGTTGTTCAGTATTTTGATCATATTCTGATGAATAGTCTTTTATTCCATCTGATCTTGTACCAGCAACCATAATCCATGGACAATTTGATAAAACAAAGAATCCAAATTCATTTGCAAGATTAACATAATCAGAAAACAATGGAGAAGAAATAAATTCTTCTTTTTGTGTATCATCTCCGCATTTTAAAGGAGCAATAGAGAAAGCTAATCCAGATGTAAAGATATTTGAATTAACAGATTTCTGCCATCCTGTCATTGTTAAAGGAAAATTTGGACCTTTTTGTGATAAAAATGATAAAAAAGACTTGACATAATGCTTAAATTGTGTTATACTATTATGGAGTTTGTTTGTTTTAATATATTCATGAAAATCTTGTAATAAGTTATTTGCATAATTTTCATATTCAACACTAGGAGATACATATGAGTAGTAAGCTATAGGCGAAGATAAGTACGGATCTTGATCAGCAACCAAATCCCCAGATTTTTCTTTTGCCATCAAAGCCATTTGTACTTTAAATTGTTTGAAAGCATCAACAGCAAAATTGATGCCCTGAATTTGTTTACCGTTATCAGATATTGTTTTTATTACGTCTTCTTTGGGGATGATAGTTTCATATCTGTTATTAACTCTTTGATAAAACACTTTCTCGAATAAATTAGGTTCAAAATAAGCATTTTCTTTTTCAAATGCTCCTTCTTCATTTCTAAAGTGTCCAAACCATTTTGATCTTTCTTGGAACAAATACCTCAATGGTCTTGTTGTGTTTTTTCCATTGTATTTCATTAATTGCTGCCCTCGATAGTATTGGTTTCAAATACGGAGATAATTTCACCACAATATTTCGAATCAGTTCCATCACCAACACCAGAATTAGCCAGAGAGTTAGGACTTTGTTGCTTAGTGATTAATCCATCTAAAGTATCATCATTTCCATCTTCATCACCTGAAAAGAAGAATCTAGCTTCAATTGAGGTTTTAAACCCTTCAACCCCTATTGTGGTCTTAACGCTTGTGATAAGGTGATAACCACCGATACCCATTAGTTTAGCATAATTCATTACATCATTATCGATAAGTTTTTTTGGAGGACTTCCAAATTCATCTCCACCGATTCCAAATGGGTCAACATATATTTGCATTCCCGGAAAGAATAGGAAGTTACCATAAAGCTCCATTGAAACATTATAGACATTTGATAATTGAGCAAAGTCTCCAATACCTCGATATCTCATCATTCTGGATTCTCGGAGATAAGTAATATTGGTTTTGCTAAAATTAACCTTTTTCATTAACCCTGAGGCTGCACCGATATGAAAATGATATATCCCTTGATCTAAATCATCAGAGTAGTTCCCTTTTCCTTTGTGTGTTAAAGGTTTCGAATCCGGATAGATTGCAACAAATGTGTACATATCATGAGCACCTCCTGTTCCTGTGTAGGAAAGGGGAATAATATTATTTGAAACATAAGGGTGATTTAAATTAACAATTCCATATGGAGATATTACTGAATTACCATTAGCAATTTGATTCAAATCATCATTTTGTTTCTTACCTCCAAACATTTGAGCTTGTCTAAAGAAAAGTGTTTTATCATATTCTTTGTTGTAGCAAACTTCTGTTAAGACATCTCCCATCAAGCGATTTGCAAGAATCAAAATAAAATCCATTAATGGATAGTTGTATCTTTCTGATGCTAAGATTTCTTCTGTAAACCATTCTTTAAAGAAATCCAAAGATATTGGAATTGATGCAAGATTAACTTGAACGGTTTTTGTAGAAGCTGGGGTACCACTACTGTAGGGTAGGTGTTCATTAAATTCAAAATCTGTTAAGATAATGGAAACATTTTCTGTTCCTTGAACTCTTGTTCCACCTTGTTCGTAAAGACAATCCATCAACACATAAAGTAGGTCTCCAAGAAAAAAGAATTTTTTTGTTTGTCCTGCACTTGCTGAAAATCTTGGATCTAAACTAGTTTTAATTGTTGGAACATGGGTAAAGGTTCCTGATTGTTTAAAGGTTCTAAGCTGTGATTGGTCTGTTACTGTAATAGATCTTAACAAGCCATATTTGACCAATCTTCCTTGGATTGATCTAGAAGATTGTTTGGTTACCTCAAGTCTTCTTTGTTCAATTGCTGCTGTAAGTTTAGCTAATTGAGATTTTGTACATTTTCCATCTTTTATAAGATCTCTTAAATTATCTAATTCATCCTTAAGTTCTTTTTCTTGTTGTTGCGTTACCAATGCATTAAACTTGTAAGAGCTCAATAAAGCATCCGGATATCCAAAATAATTTATATTTAAATCAATTGTTCCATCATCTGCAATGTTAATATCATGATCTAATGCTGAGAATAAAAAAGATTTGTTTTGTTTATCAATTGCTTCAAAAAAATCATCTGGATCGATTCCTTGAGAATTGATAATGTTTCTAGTTGCCGGTGTATCTTGATAATTCCAACCAACATCAATTTTTATCTTGTAATCTACTGGTTTGTAAAACTCTCTAAAGAAAGCATCAACA